GAGCACGCAGCAACCTACGCTGCTCGATGTTCAAGACCGCATAGATCGCGGCGACATCGAAGGCGCGCGGGCGACGTTCAACGCTGGTATCCGCTTCGTACCTGTCGAGGCCCCGCAGCAGGCCGTGCTGGACGCCTACACGCGCTGCGCGGAGATTGCCACTCACTTCAAAACTCTTCGCGCAAAAGAGTGGCGCGACAAGTACGGGCTGGGAAATGGAATAACCATCGAGGCCGCCATCCTCGCCGCCCGCGACGCGCTGAAGGACAAGCCATGACCTTCCGTCCTATTCTTGGCGCCGGCGTGAAGTACCTTGGATCACTCCGTTACCCCTTGCTTGCTTCATTCAAGCTTGATGGCATCAGAGCCATCTGGTGGGGCAAGGAATTCATTTCACGGACCTGTAAAGCAATTCCTAATCGCTCGCTACAAGAGGCAGCTGTATCACTCAATATCCCTTCCGGCTGGGACGGAGAATTAATCTACGGCGAGCCAAACGATGCAGCTGTTTACCGCAACACTATCCGCTCAGTCATGTCAAAGCATGGCCCAATCGACAAGCTCCGCTTCTTTGTCTTTGACAACTGCGAGGATTCCCGCTGCTTTGCTGACCGCAATCAAGCATTGCACGACGTTCCTCCATTGGTCTTGAAGCTAGACCAAATGCTCGTTCACTCACCAGAAGAAGTATTGGCTTACGAAGAGCGGGCTCTGGACAAAAAATATGAGGGACTCATCCTTCGCTCCCCGACTGGACCTTATAAGCAAGGCAGGAGTACGCTGCGCGAGCAATATCTGCTCAAGCTCAAGCGCTTCACCGATGCAGAAGCAGAAATCATCGACTTCGAAGAACTCCTTCACAACGCAAACGAGGCGACACTGGATGAAAGAGGATACACAGAACGCAGCTCCCACGCCGAGAACAAAGTACCGATGGGAATACTTGGCGCCATTGTCTGTCGAATGGAAGGAGTGGTATTCAGAATTGGGACTGGTTTTTCACAGAATGATCGAAGAACGATCTGGCGAGATCGAGATCGTTATCTCGGTAAGCTCGCCAAGTTCAAGTTTTTCCCCATTGGAATCAAGACTGCGCCGCGTCATCCGGTCTGGTTAGGATGGCGAGAGAAGATTGACCTATAGGCCGCCCTATTCTATGCCCCGCAAGCCTGAACTAGAACGCCAGATAAAGCTTAATCTATCTCTACCAGAGACGCTCCGAGCGCGTGTAGACCTGCACTTGTTTAGCACTCTTGAAAGCCGCGTTCCGCAAGGCAAGTATCAGGAATTCTTCGCTTCGCGTATTAGGGAATTCTTTGAACACCGCCGACTTGATCTAGCTCCGTTCGGATTTGCACAAGGATACTTCGTGCAAGGCCCGAAAGAGATGATAGAAGAGTTGGAAAGGAGATTAAGAGCGTGACGCCAGAGACCCTACAGCGGATAGCAGTCCTCCGCCAAAAGTCCATAGACGGCACTATTACGATAGATGAACTGCGGGAGGGAGTAACTATTCTCCGCGGAGACCGCAAGGCGGCTTCCACTGCAAGCGACGCTTCTCGCCGGGCTAAGGCGAAGGCAGCTATACCTTCAGCCGATGACATGCTTAACGAACTAGGAAACATATGACTCCTCCCTTCCCACGTGTTCTTGACAGCACAATCATTGCTGCCTTTCGCAGTTGCCCGCAGAAATCCTTCAAAGAATTCTTCGAGCACTGGAAGTCACGCGAGCCCTCGGTTCATCTGCACGCTGGAGCCGCCTATGCACACGGCATGGAAGCCGCCCGCACAGCGTATTACGTAAACGGGCACTCGCCTACTGATTCTGTCGCACTTGGCGTCGGCGCGCTATTGTCCGCCTACGGCGATTTTCAGTGCCCAGACGACTCGTCCAAGTCCGCCGCGCGTACCGCTGGCGCTCTTGAGTTCTACTTCTCTCGTTACCCGCTTGGCGAAGATGATGCTATACCTATTACCCTTCCTGGCGGCAAGCGCGGAATCGAATTCTCCTTTGTAGAACCAATAGAACTCGCTCATCCTGAAAGCGGTGAGCCGCTTCTATACTGCGGCCGAATGGATATGATTTGCAGCAAAGCCGGCATGACGCTCGGCGAGGACGACAAGACTGCTTCGCAACTAGGGGCGACTTGGAGCCGGCAATGGGACTTGCGCAGTCAGTTTACTGGGTACGTTTGGGGTGCGGAGAAGTCAGCGGGTATTACCCTTAACGGATTCTTGGTTCGCGGTGTCTCAATTCTCAAGACAAAATACGATACGCTAGAAGCAATCACGTATCGCCCGAGCTGGCAGATTGAGCGATGGTACAAGCAGCTATTGCAAGACAGCAAGCGTATGATCAGCTGCTGGCAAGAGGGCTACTTCGATTATAATCTTGACCACGCCTGTACTGAATACGGCGGCTGCCAGTTCCGGCAGGTCTGCTTAATGAAAGACCCACAACCGCTGCTAGAGCAAGAGTTCCAGCGGAGACAGTGGGATCCTGTAACGAGAGTGGAGACAATTCTATGAATACGGCACTGGACCGACTCGAAGCCGTTGTAGCTGCCCAGAAAGTTAAGGTCGGCCGGCTACAGATGCTTAATGAGATACTGAAGTGGGCAGTCTCCAGTCGTGAGCTGCTCCCAGACAAGCTGAAGGAGGAGCTAAACGAGATTGCTACACGCGAGCGAGAAGCAGCTGAGTGAAGCCCTGTGACCTAGCAGTCGCCCTCGCCACCATCGCCCTTGTCCTTCTTTGGTACTGGCTCAGATGGTGAGCGCTTCGGCGAGCGCTTGATGTTTAAGACAAAGCCTTATATCAACTGGGAGAAAGTATGAGCGCAATTCCTGTAACTGGCCTTGAAGCAGTTCCGTCAATGGCAAAGCCTATTCCAGGCCCGAAAGTCCTTCTCATGGGAGTCGCCGGTACTGGCAAGACATACTCGTTAGGTACTTTAGCAGACTGGGCCTCAACCCACAGTAAGACCATGTTCGCCCTCTTTACCGATACCAGCGCGGACACGCTGCTCGGCTATTGGCGGGACCGCGGGCTTGAGGTACCTGAGTGCTTACACTGGCACACGCAGCTGGTACGTCCGTTGGACCTTACTTCCCTCATGGACGCTGCGGATAAAGTCGGCCGGTACAGCTACGAGCTGATTACCAAGATGGTAGACAACAATCGCGAGAAGAACAACGCCTTCTGGCAGATCCTTGCAGCGTGCCACAAGCCAGTTTCTGACCGCGATGGTCGGGAGTTCCCGCCAGTAGACTCCTGGGGCCCTAACATGATCTTCGCCATCGACGGCATGACCGAGCTGAGCAACGCGGCCATGAAGATGCAGATCGGTAACAAGCCAACTGCCGCGCCACCAGACTACGGAGTCGCACAGAACAACTTGATGAACTTCCTTCGTCTATGTGCACAAGGCTCGCAGTACACATTCGTACTGATCGCTCATCCCTCGCTGGAGAAGAACGAGCTAACTGGAATCACCATGCAGCGCGTCAGCACCGTCGGCACCGCGATTTGCTCCCAAATCCCACCGATGTTCAGCGACGTGATCTACACCGTACGCGAGGGCAATGAGTTCACCTGGGACACCAGCGCCTACGGCGTAGAAACAAAGACTAGAAGCCTCGGTTATAGATCAAAGATCAAGCCGGACTTCGGGCAGATCATGGATATGTGGCTAATACGGGGCGGGAAGTGAAACCCGGCCCTTACGCAGTCAGCGTAATTTGGGGCGAAGGTCACCACTACTTCGTCGGGCATCACTTAACAAGGGAGGAAGCTGCTGCTCGAGCAAAGGCAGAGTTCGCTCGTCTATCTAAGATAAAGCGAGCACCGAAGCTCCGAGTTATCGTCTGGTGCTTCGCGGAATCAGTCCAGGGCGACGACGTAGAGCCGCTCAGATGGTAGGCGCCCATTATCCGCTCATAACAGGCGCACAGAATTCAGGGGAGGCGCCGGCGACCCCTGTCTAACATTCGCCGGCAACCCTACTAACTCGTAACAGGAGAGTTTCAGATGAGTCAATCCCAGTTCGACCCTGCACTGTTTCTCGATGCGCAGGTCAATGAAGTCAACACTCGGCGGCCTCCACTGCCAGCTACCAACCCTGCTTCCACCGACGGCTTCTACACCGCCGTAGTCGGCGAAGTCAAGACCGACACTGGCACGATCGAGAAAGGCGATCGTGCGGGGCAGCCCTGGCTAGCCATGATCGTTCCGCTTACGATCGAAGTGCCGCAGCAGGTTCAGGATCAGCTCGGTATTAAGCTAGAACGCGGTACGGTCACCTTGACTGACCGGGTGTTTATCGACCTGACCCCGCAGAAAACAATCGATAACTCGCCGGGGCGGAATCGGCGCCAGCGGCAGTACCGCGAAGCGCTCAACCTGAACAAGCCGGGCGACGTTTGGTCCTGGCGGAAAGCGCAAGGCCAGCCAGTCAAGGTACAGGTCGAGCATGAGATGTATCAGGGAGACGTTCAAGAACGTGTCGGGGTGCTGCTGAAGCGTTAAGCTCTTTGGAGCGAGGGGCAGTGCCCCTCCTCCTTTTCCTGAGCCGCCGCCGCCGGCGGCTGAGCAAAAGGAGCTGCTATGCAATACCTATTGGACCCACGACTGTTCAACGCAATAATAATGAGCCTTTACCTCGTTAACACCGCTTGGTGGGTCTATCATCGCAACTGGCCGCAGGCCCTCTACTGGCTTGCAGCATTTCAAATCACAGCTGCAGTAACGTGGGGAGTCTCTAAATGAGGGTCGGCTCGAAGGCGAAATTGTGAAGACAATCCTTATCGCTGAGATCCAGCTAGCCGCTAACCGCCAGCGAAGAGAGTTCAACCTCGCCAGCCTAAACGAGCTTGGTGAGAGCATTAAGAAGCATGGGCTGTTCCATTCGATTGTACTGCGTAGTGGCCCGGACGGGCGCTTTCTCGTCTCCG